TCGCGTACATGCTCCAGTCGTTCCAGACATGGCTTAATCGTCTCACGCAAATAGCGGGAATAAGCCTTTGGCCTGCCCAGGCTGCTGAAGTATTCAATACGTTGCATCAGCGGCTTGCTGATATGGGAAGGCTGGGCGTTAACGTCCGCCAGTATGATCATGTCCGGATTAAAACGCTGCTGCTCATGCGCCAGCTTTGCCCGGCTAATGAGCTTATCCTGCTCCATTTCGCGTTGGACAGGATCACGGGATGCATTAAAGAAATAACGCTCCCAGACCTGATCACTCAGTGCCTCGCGGCGCAGTTGTTCCTGCTCGTTATCGGCAGCGTACAGAGTGATCAGGTTTGAAAGCGCAGAAACCGGCGCAACTTCCGCCGGGTCCAGATAAGGGTTAATAGCCTTTTTCGGGCTGTTCCATGAGAATGCTGCGGCGGCCTCGTTAAAGCCGCTGCAATTGTTCATATCAGCATGGCTCATGCACGCACTCCGTACACGGCAGAACTATCCACGCCACGCGAAGGATCAAATCCCACCCAGCAGCGCGGCCCGGAAACAGCAATGATTTCTGTTGCAGATTTACTCTCACCAGCTGCTACGCCGATGCTGCGTTTTGCCTTGATGTAGTGGTGAGTAAAATTGCGATACAGCGAACGGATCAGGGATGTGTCACTGTTAGAAACAATGACCGGATGTCCTTCTGATGACCGATGTTCAAGAACGGATGCCAGGTGATACTGGTCATCTTCAGTGAAACCATCAGTGTGATAGCCGGAAAACGTACCGTCATACGGCGGATCGCAATACACCACATCCCCCGCCTTCAACATCGCCAGCGTTTCATCAAAGCTGGCGCAGACAAACGTTGCTCGCTGGGCTTTTTCTGCAAATGTGCGAAGTTCTTTTTCAGGGAAATACGGATTTTTATAATTACCGTAGGGAATGTTGAAATGCCCGCTCTTGTTATAGCGACATAAACCACGGTAACCGTGACGATTGAGATACAGGAAATATACCGCTTTCATGAAATCAGTAATTTCAGTGGAGTAATTAAACTCCTGCCTTATGTTGTAATAAGCCACCTCCCTGTTTGCGATCTCAAATAAAAATCTGGCGCGAAATATAAACGATTCACAATCAGCGGCAACCTTTTTATAGAGGTTGATTAAATCAGGATTAATATCCGCAACCAAATAGCTGGGGTAATCCGTCTCCATCATCACAGCACAAGAACCCGCGAAAGGTTCAACCAGTCGCGGGCCAGCAGGAAGGTGTTTTTTCAGTTCGGACATAATGGCGGTTTTATTACCCGCCCATTTCAGGATGGTGCTCATACAGCACCTCCGTTGTAATGTTTACCTTTCAGCTCTGCGATTTCCTGACAGGTAATGCAAAGCTGCACTCCCGGAATGGCGCGGCGGCGTGCTGGCGGAATTGGCGCTTCACACTCAATGCAAAGCACGCGAGACATGCCCGGTGTTTTGGCACGGGCAGCACGGATGTGGCGCTGGCGTTCTTCTTCAACGCGCTGCTGTACGAGATCCATTGCATCAGCCATTAGTGGATCTCCTGCGCTTCGTTCTGGATTGCTTCAGCGGTCACACGCAGCAGTTCTGCTGCTTCGACGTGGTTTAGCTGGCGGGATGAGATATGACACGCCAGGCTATCAAGGCGAGCTGCCATTGCTTCAGCCCTTGCCCGGCGTTCTTCCAGACGAGCCTCTGTCAGTAAAATATTAAGCCATGCATCATCCGGTCCGGTTTTAGTCGTGAGGGTTTCAATATTACGCATAATCAATTCTCCTGAATTTAGATAAAGGGATGCCCGGAGGGTTTACGCCATTAATTTCATTAGTTGGTTAATTCGGCATGGTTAGCCGTCTGGGAAATAAGCTCACCACTGCACGAAAATGATTCATTGCTTTAATCAACTCCCGCTTTTCGTCAGTGGTCAGCTCATTAATGCTGATGCTATGACGTTCAGCTGGAATTTTTGCCATAAAGAATATGGCAGCCAGTGCTCGTTTATTTTTTTCGTTATTGATATCCCGTGGATCACGCATATCTTTAATAAACCGCTCAAGCTCTGACTCAATATTCAGGCCAAATACTTTCGCCCTTAACTCCGCAATGTGATTAAGTCCATTCAGGCGTTCACCGGGGCTTAATGGAACAGTCGCCGCAGCGCCTTCAATAGCCATTTGTTCCCCCGTTTTTTCGTTGATAGTTCTGCCAGCAATTCATCTTGTGAACGGCACGGATGCCAGCGTTTACCATCCTTACCCATTATCCAGCCGTGACCGTAGTGCATTGCCGGGCTTTGTTTTACCAGCAGCGATGCAAATGATGGTTCTTTCGTCAGCATAAGCACCTCACAGCAAACCGAATGAAGCACCGAGGCCAGTCATGGTATCAACTGCACTCGCCATCGCAGGGTTAGCCTGTAAACGGGCCTGCAATGAAACAGCAGCCAGCGCCATCAGTCGTGTTACAGAGTTAATGCTGCTGATAGCATCACGACGACCTGCACTGGTTTTTACATCGCCAGATACCGCACCTGCAGCAACACGCCCGATCTCTGCGGTTGCACTCATGACGTAATGCGGCAGTTTCTCTTTTGCAACCTCATTAATCGGTACACATGGCAGGCAGTGAATCTGTGCCAGAAAACCATCTACCAGCGTTGAATCTTCAGTCAGATCGGTAAGCAGCCAGATTTCTGGTGCGGTTAATAAATGAGGTTGAGATGGGTTCAGCTTGTTCCGCAGAATCTGCACATTCATGCCAGCACGTTCTGCCAGTTGCACCAGGTTGTGGCGCAATGCGAATGCACGACAGGCTTCATCAAAATGTGGATGTTTGGAAACTTGGTAATCAAACATGGTCGATACCCCTGATGTATCCCAAAATGGAACTAGTTGAATACAACATTGCAATCAGTAAGTGCATCAACGGTAAGAGCAGCAAGGTTGATCATCACCTTTTCTCTTTTCTTGTCTTTCCGAAGGCGATGCCGAGGGATGCGACCGTCAGCCAGCATATCGTTAATTGTATCGATTGAAAGACCAGTAAGTTCGCTATAACGCTCAATTGTGACATGTGGCGTATTCAGAGTTATTGAAATGTTAGGGGTCATGATGCAACATCTCCTATTGGCTTGTGGTGAGCCGGTTTGAATTGTGACCAGAACTTCACAAAACGGAGATTAGGATCTCATAACGGTTATGTCAACTCAAAAAAACACATTTCGCCATGTTAGCGAGAGTCTAAAAACTTCAATAATGCAAAACCGTGGGGGACAGAAAGTAATTGAGCGTATACTTGTTGCGTATGGTTTTACTTCGCGGCAAGCATTTTGCAATCATCTGGGTATCTCACAAAGCACGATGGCTAACAGGTATGCTCGTGACACATTTCCTGCTGACTGGGTGATAATTTGCAGTATAGAGACCGGCGCATCTATCGACTGGTTGGCATCGGGAATCAGCTGTGAATCATCCTCAGTTTTATTAAATGATGAACGTTTAGCCCATACCAAATCTGATGACCTGGATAGAACTAACTCAATAGCCCAAAAGTTCCCAATCGAGACCAGCATAAATCCTAATAAAGGAGGGAAGGCGGCAATTGATCGCTTAGTCGCAGCCTACGGCTTTAGCACCCGACAAGCCCTAGCAAACCATTTGCAGGTTTCAAAAAGCACTGTAGCAAACAGGTACTTACGAGACACGTTTCCTAGCGATTGGATCATTCAATGCGCTCTTGAAACAGGAACTTCATTACTCTGGCTCACAAACGGCAATGGCCCCAAATTTATCGATAATTCCAGCTCTGTAGCCCAACTTAAACACCAAACAATCATTGACGGTAAATTACATGATGAAGGCTACTTAGCATTTGACAAGACGCTTATACCTTCCGGATTGAAAAAACCTATTGGAGTTACCGCAGAAGGAAAAACCTTTATTGCAGATACAGAATATGATGATGTTTCAGATGGTAGTTGGTTGATTGAGATTGAAGGTAAAGTAAGTTTAAGAAAATTAACAAGAATTCCAGTTGGAAAAGTAAAAATCACATCAGATACAACTGATTTTGTTTGTAAGCTTGAAGACATTACAACCATCGCAAAATGTTGTTGCGTTTTTTCAAAGGAAATTTAAAGGAACATACATGAATTCTGAAAATAAAAAAAATGAAAACAACGATTATGTTGAAAAAGTTAATTGCGAATGGAAAGATCTTTATAATATTTTAAATGAAAATCTGCATAAATTTAATGAAAATGAACGCGCCTACTTAGTCGACTTATTAAAAAAAGGTGAACTTGATAAATTCAGAGAATACTACTGGAAATTAGCCCAGCAAGAAAAAATGAACTACAGCGATAAAGCTGGAGATATTTTTATTAATGAAAACAATAAGATAGATGAATTAATAAAAGAACAAAAACATCTTCGAGAGATAATGCGATCATATACCAAACGTTTATTGGAGGCTGAAGAGTCCAAAGCTACGTTACATCTTCGGAATGAGAATTTAGAAAAACTAAATTCTGAAAAAGAAACAATTATTGAGCAAGCCGTATCTAGAATAAAGCAACTTGAAGCATCTAACAGCGAATTACAAAGCCGAGTACAACAAGAAAGGATTGATGAGAAAATACCAGGATATGTCGATAGCGTTAAAAGTGAACTAAGTTCAGATGACTTATATTTCATTAAAATGTCGCAAGTATGGGCTTTTACTGGCTGCATTTTCGGGCTACTTGCTGTATGTGCATCATTTTATACACTCTACGCCACAATTGACTTCAACAATGTTAAAGGCTTTGAGCTATTTTATTTTTTCACACGTGGTTTAATTGGTATTTCCATTCTTTCTTGGCTAGCATATATTTGCCTTGGCAACTCTAAAAAATATACCCATGAATCAATTTTGAGAAAAGATAGAAGACATGCACTAATGTTTGGGCAAGTATTCCTGCAAATTTATGGTTCCACGTCAACAAAAGAAGATGCTGTGTTAGTCTTTAAAGACTGGAATATGTCTGGTAACTCTGCATTTTCTGACAAAACAGAACTCCCTCCGGGAATCCAATCTTTATGGGATTCAACCAAAGAAAAACTAAAGCCAAGTACCGCTGAAAAAGCACAGGAGTGAGGCCAATGTTTATTTCACCCTAAACATACATTGATAACTGTTTAAATATACAGTTAAATTTAGCCCTCTGATATGAGGGCTTTTTTATGGCAGTACGAAAACTCACCACAGGAAAATGGCTTTGCGAATGTTACCCTGCCGGACGTAGTGGACGTCGTGTGCGTAAACAATTCGCCACCAAAGGCGAAGCTCTGGCTTTTGAGCGTCACACGATGGAAGAAACCGAAGCAAAACCCTGGCTGGGTGAATCAGTGGATCGTCGAACACTGAAAGACGTGGTTGAGCTATGGTTCAAACTACATGGTAAATCTCTGACAGCTGGGCAGCATGTCTATGACAAATTGCTGTTGATGGTTGACGCTCTGGGAAATCCCATTGCAACCGATCTCACCTCTAAAATGTTTGCCCACTATCGAGATAAACGCCTGACAGGAGAGATCTACTTCAGCGAAAAATGGAAGAAAGGAGCAAGCCCGGTCACCATTAACCTGGAGCAAAGCTATCTTAGTAGTGTTTTTAGCGAACTATCCCGCCTGGGCGAATGGTCGTATCCGAACCCACTGGAGAACATGCGAAAATTCACCATCGCAGAAAAAGAGATGGCATGGCTTACCCATGAGCAGATTGTTGAATTACTGGCTGATTGCAAACGTCAGGACCCAATTCTGGCACTGGTAGTTAAGATATGCTTAAGCACAGGCGCACGCTGGCGTGAAGCTGTAAATCTTACCCGCTCACAGGTGACCAAATACCGAATTACCTTTGTAAGAACGAAGGGGAAGAAAAACAGAAGCATCCCTATCAGTAAAGAACTTTACGAAGAGATCATGGCGCTTGATGGGTTCAATTTCTTCACAGACTGCTATTTTCAATTTTTATCTGTGATGGGAAAAACGTCTATCGTGCTCCCTCGCGGTCAACTGACACACGTTCTGCGCCATACGTTTGCGGCGCATTTCATGATGTCGGGTGGAAATATCCTTGCTTTGCAAAAAATCCTCGGACATCACGACATAAAAATGACTATGCGTTACGCACATCTGGCACCGGATCATCTGGAAACGGCGCTCCGTTTCAATCCTCTGGCAACGCTGCCAAGTGGCGACAAAGTGGCGGCAGCGGTTGGCATTACCCCGTAATAACCACCACTGACCACCAACCCAACTTATTGTATTTACTCTAACTTATTGTTTTCATTAACCCATTTACATAAATGGGTTTTTTGTTGCCTGGAATTTATGTCTTTCTTAATCAATTGATTAAAATCATACTTTTACACACATGGCGACAGGGGTTTTACCATTTCGGTGTCAGTCTTTGTTTTATGCCGTTTCAATCGCGTACAATAAATCAACCAAAGCAACCGCGCCGACATCATCCCAGCGTAAATAACTCGCTAAAGAACTTGTTCCTGAATCCTTCCCTAAAACTTTCTGACAGATCGCCTGATGATCGGCTGATGCAGAAACCCAAACACCTCCACTTTGTTGACAAAAGTAAGTAGAACCTTTTAAACCATCCCGCTGGATGCGCTTCTTCCAAGTATCCACCTGCTGCGTCAAAAAAAAAAAAAAAAAAAAAAAAAAAAAAAAAAAAAAAAAAAAAAAAAAAAAAAAAA